GTGTGAGGATGCTGTTCTGGCAAAGGCTAAGGAGTCTAAGGTGGCTTGGTTCGGTAAGGAGATCGCAGACTCTCGACTTGAAAGCGCATTTACTTCTTCTTTTTCTCTTGACGAGAATATCTTGAGTGTGCACAAGGCCGAAACGGTCAGGCTGTATGACGCCAAGCGGGTGTTGCTCGAGGACAAGGAACTCGCCAAGGACGATGTGGTCGACGTGGTGGTCCAGCTCCGGTCGGTGCAGTTTCTCCAGAAAAGTTTCGAGACCGAGTGGGTGCTTCATCAGGCCAAGTTCAAGGCCGAGCCCAAGCCGAAGAAGGCGGTTGTGGATTTTTCGGATTGTCTTTTCGAGGAAGAGCCAGAGGAAGAGGAAGAGGAGGAATTTTTTTAGTAAGTAACATTAAACGGATATGAAGGTTAAGATGATGAAGACCGAGACCATGTTGCTACTTGCTCTGCTCGTCGCCGTGGGTTATTTTATGTGGGCGAACAACGGCGCGATCCGCCGTGCCCTCGGAATGGCCCCCAAGGAGGGGATGTACAGCTGGAGCTACCTCAACGGCAAGGAGGGCTACGAGGGTGCCAATGTGGATGCGTCCATGCCAGCCCCTGTGAACGGTGGTTCTCTGTCTGTGCCAGCCGCGGCTGCCAACGGGATGGGTATTGCCTCCAGCCTGCTCCCCCGCGATGTGGCGGCTCAGGAGGACTTCGGCGAGTTCGCTCCTGATGATATCCTCAAGGGACAGAACTACCTGAACCCCCGTGCCCTCATCGGCTACCCCGAGACCGTCGGCGGTGCTCTCCGGAATGCCAACCAGCAGATCCGATCGGAGCCCCCGAACCCTCGCGAGCCCGTCACGATCTTCAACACGTCCACGATCGTCCCGGACCAGATGCGCCCCGCTTTCGAGCTTGGTCAGGGTACCGCTTAGATTGATCTAGTTTAATACATTTTTAGAAACATTCAGGGAAACAACTCTGACTGTTTGTGAATTAATTAAAGAAGTTACTTATTTGTTTGCTATGAAGACTGTTGCGTTTGGTGAAAACACTATATCAGAAAGAGGTACCACAGGTTCAATTTTTGATTACGCGTATTACAATGAAAAGATTCTCGGAAATAAGTCAATCATCATATACGATAAGAACTCCCCAGGTCAGAAGAAAGAGATGATAGATTATCTCGAAACTATGTTTCCAGTAGTTGCTTCTGATAGTTACAAGGATGTTGATGATATAGTGGAAAAATATGGAGTTACACACTTGTACAGACAAATTTATGGATTCAATGATAAATCCACATCTACAAAAGCGAAAAATTGTATTCATTGTGTATTTTCATGTCATGAACCATTTGGTGATGTTTACGCATCCATTTCACCATGGGTAAAACACAATAACGGCAAATATCCTTCTGTTCCATATATTGTTGATCTTCCGCAACATGATAGAAACCTTCGCGAGAAACTTGGTATACCGTCAGGCGCAACTGTTTTTGGTGGATATGGTGGCAGAGACAGGTTCAGTATAGGATACGCACGTCAAGCGGTTTATAACGTAGCTGTAAGGTATCCAAATATTTACTTTCTCTTTGCAAACTTTGACCAATTCTGCCCAAAATTGCCCAACATCATTCATCTGAATACGATATACGGCAAGGAAAACAAAGTGGAGTTCATCAATACATGTGACGCGATGATGTGGGCAAGGGCAGATGGTGAAACATTTGGTCTCGCGATTGCCGAGTTTTCGACAAAGAACAAACCTGTATTTGCCACAAAGACGGGAGTTGATGATGCCCACGTGGAACTCTTGGGCAAAAAGGCCATCTGGTATAATCCACACAACATTGAAACACTTTTGATTTCATTTGATAAGATCAAGGACAAAATCAAAAATGACGACTGGAATGCCTACAGAGACTATGAACCCGAAAAGGTCATGAAGATTTTTGATGAGGTGTTTTTAAATTAAAGAAATTGTGCATTCATTGATAAAGAATGTCTGAATTGCCGATCAGTGATCAGTTCAAGGAGGCGATTGCCGAACTCGAAGGGATCAAGACTCAACTTAATGAGGCACAAAAAGCAATCAAGGTGCTCAAGGAACGCGAAACCAGTTTGAAGACATTCATCGGTGGATACATGAAGGCTCAGAAGATTGATGATGTCCAGACACGTGGCGGCACCAAGGTCACCCAGAAGACGTCAGTCAAGAAGCCCGCAATTACTAAGAAAATCCTAATGGATGAACTACCAAATTATATTGATGGAGGTCAGGAACGCCTCAACCAGATCATCAAGGAGATTGAGGATAAGTTAGAGCCCAAGGAGACATCAAGCCTTCAACTCAAGTTAAAGAAGAAATCTGAAGAGTAAGTAGTAACCAAAGATGGTGGGATCTAATCTTCTTGACTACACTCCAATTGCTTCCGAGCCTCAGGTGATTGAGGATTATGACAATGAGGAAGAGGAAGGATTTGTGGATCCAAATGAATATGATTATGAAGATTGGATAGCCTACTACAGTGACGAGTTGTGGAATAACTGGGAGTTATACAGAGAACAATGTTATGATAATATGCTTCCAGTGACACTCACGTTTTCCGAGTTTTGTAAAAATGAATACTATTATTAGTTTTAAATGTTGGCAATCAATAGATATGGTTCGACTGCCAGATGTCACAAGTACAAAGGTCATCATTCCAAGCGTGCTATTCGCTCTCCTTTCACCCGCAGTCACGGGTATGGAAAGTTTCGTAGACCGTTTGGGAATGACCTCTGTATTTGGGATTCTTTATATAATTATAACCAAGGGTATCGCAAAGTACGTCATACGTGCTTCAGAAGTGTATCTTGCATGTGCGATGTACCTAGTTCTGAGCAGCATGACCAAGACACAAGACCAAATCGTTCAATATACTTTCCTATATTGGATTTTATTCGCGATTATTCGTTCACAAAGTCCTCTCGAGTTCTAAAAAGGAACATGAAGTACCTTGTGGTGGGTCCAGGAGCCATGGGATTTTATGCGATCCTAGGTGCCGTATATGCTTTGCAGATCAATGGGAAACTTGATTCACTTGAAGCCGTAGCTGGTTCTTCGGCTGGATCCATCGTGGCATTTGGAGTTCTCGTGGCCAAGTGGGACTGTTTCAAGTTATTCAAACTTATTCACGACATTGATGTTCAGTCCATGATGAAATTGAATCTAAAATCATTCCTCAATGATTACGGTATGGTTCCAGCAGAGCGGTGGAGAACACTGTTTTCAAAATTGTGTATGGAATTAGCCGGGAAGGAAGATTTTACATTCAAGGAACTCAAGGAATGGTCTGGGATGGATTTTTACGTTTCGGCCTATAACCTAAATCTCCAGAAAAGTTGTTACTTCTCCCACCATACACATCCAGATATGTCAGTGTCCTATGCCGTTTCCATGAGCATAGGAATTCCATTCTTATTTGAATCGGTGGTCTACCAGGATCATAGATACATAGATCTTGCAGCATTCGAGACAAGTCCTATCACACCTTTTATGGACAAGAACACCAAGGAACTTCTTGCAATCGAACTTGGACCAAATGAACCCACCGAAAATACGACGAAAATCAAGTCATTCGTCGATTTCATTCAACACTTTATTACTTCAATTATGAGGAATAGAGTGGTGTATGAAAAACCTACAATATTTATTAATCTAAAGGAAGGTGAAGCATTCAATTTTTCAATGGACAACGATACCAAAAAACGTTTGTTCTATCATGGATTTCATACAGCCAAAGAATATATTACCTCAGAATATTTATGATGTCCTTGAGAACAAGAGCACCAACGCCAATCATGAAGAGAACGACCATGTATCCCAACTCAGAATCCATCACGCCATCAACCTCATAGAACTGAACGTCCTCAGATTGGGGAGGGGGCGAAGGTGGAAGAGGTGTTGATTTTTTCACCATAACGGGTTCGTCATCAATGGGAGAATAGCCCACCATTATTTAGTATGACCTGGGAAATTATTTACAATTCCAACGTCGTCTTTCCCTTCTTGCCACGCTTCTTCTTCGGTGCAGAAACTTCGACCTCCTTGACCGAACCGTTCACGCTGACAATGTCAGAAAGATCATCCTCGATGTTTCCATCACTCACAGAAGCCACTGGGGCTCTGTTTTCTTCAACGTCGCGAGTCGCAGTTGACTGAGGTTTCATAAACGTTGACATCAGCGATGAAAGATCCATCGTCGGTCCTTGAACTTCCCTTCGAGAGATGGGCGGTGCAGGCCGAGGATCGAGATTCCTTTCCTGGGAGTTTTTGGCAGTGTTTGCCACGGCAGACATCATGCTGTTGATGAGATCTGGGTTCTGCCTGATGACGTCATTCATCTGAGGCATTGCTGACTTAAACATCGAGTGGGTCAGATGGAACATCGTAGCGGAACCGCCAAGCATCATCAACAGCTTAAGCTCGGGTGCCATCTTGGCCTTTCCGCGGTACTTGATGTAAAGTTCCTCGAAGACATCATCATAGTCGTCAATCCCGTCCATTACCGACTCAGACCAACCTTCCAAGTGGATATCCAGGGGATTGTAGCGCTTGTTCAAAAACTCAATTCCGGTCACGCAGGCGATGAGCATGCGCCTTTGCATCTTGACTGACTGATCCACCTCAATAGAGTAAGACATCCTCTTGACCTCTGCACGGATATCATGAATCGATGAATGAATGTTGAATCTTTCCGCTGTACGAATTCCCTTTCGCTCCAGGCGAGTAATCTTGTTCAGAAGGTCGGCCTTCTCATCATCAATCGACTTGTATCCAGGAGAAGGCGCATCATCCTCGTAGCCTCCCTCGAGATTGACTCCGCCACCATAGTCATCCCCGAACCCTTCGCCATGATCCTCAGGCTCTTCGGGTGGGGGAGCAGGACGTGCCGAAGGCGTTTGCTTCCCTTGATTGGCAAAGGCCATGAACGAAGCTGTGGGAGCATTGATTGGTCGATCGTTCATACTCGGGTTGTTCGTACGCTTGCGCTTGGTGGCATCCAGGACGACGCCGTTGAAAAGATCCTGCTCATCGGCATCCAGGTCGACCATCATCTCATCATTGTTGTCGAGTTCAATTTCAAAATCACTCATTATACTTAATGACAGTATATAAACTTATGGTCATCTCTTTAACGCAGAAAAATAATCACTGTACTTTAGTAAAGAAATATGATCAGCAGTCGGATTGCTCTCGTGCTCGTGTTGGCCATCGTGGTGCTCATGTATGTCAAGTGCTTTATGGGCATGAAGAAGAGTGGATACAAGTTGTCCCCAGAGCCGGTGGATGTTTCACCCCTGATCGACGGCGACGCTGTCACCAAGCTGCCTTACAAGCTGGACTGTGTACCCGGCCCAGGCAAAGATGCCGCCTACTACACCAAGGACCTGACTCCAGGTGGGTTCTGCGGTGATCAGGCCCTTGTCCGTGATGCCATGTCCTACAAGATCCTCGGAGGTGTCGGGGGATCTCTCCTTGAGAAGTAAATTAAAGAGAAGAAAACAAAGGTAAGTACGAAAAACAATGTCTACCGA